TCTTTGGTTGTGTTGCCCCTACCCCATGTAATACTTTTTCCATTAAGTGCAACAGCTTTACCACCAGCGCCAGCACTACCACTACTACTAGCGCCTGCAGATGCACCCCAGCCTCCACCTCCGCCGCCATAACCTGAAGAACCCCCAGCATTACTAGAACCACCAGCGCCGCCGTTGCTACCGCCACCGGTACTTACGCCACCTGCTCCACCTGTTCCGGGAAATATTCTGCCACCGCCGCCACCCCAAGCAACGCCGCTATTACCTTTTGAAATTGTTCCACTACCGCCGCCGCCGCCGCCAGCACCTCCGCCTTTACCGCCAGAAGAGTAAGAAGTATTTGGAGCATCACCACCGGCAACGCCTACGGCCCCACCACTAGCCCCCTGACTACTGCCGCCGCCAGCGCCACCACCACCAACTAAATCACCGCCGCCGCCTCCGCCTCCTCCTATATAAGCAGAGGCATTTGTATTATCGACAGTTGTATTAAACCCAAGAGAAAGAGCTGTTCCACCAGCACCCCCAGCGCCGCCGCCGCTGCCTTGACTGCCACCCATGCCAGCAATAAAACCATTATTTACAAGCGTGATTGTGTCGCCTGTTGAACCACCAGTCAATGTCAAGCCAGCGTTGGCCGTGGTAGTTGCATAGACCCATACACTGCTGTTTACAGTAATTGTGATGTCAGACTTACCTGCGGAGTACCCGGAAATAGAAGTTACGTCTAAACTTGCGTTAGTAGTGTTCGCTGAATACGTATAGGACAGAGTCTTACGGCCCGGCCCACTCCCAACTAAGACGGACATCATTGTCATGTTAAGTCAATCCTGATCCAGTGATTACTGCGCTTGACGCAGATAAAAACACAATAGTTGCAAGACCATAAAGGCCAAGCGTTCTATTACCTGTTGAAGATGATGTCTGCCCCGCCCATTGCAAAGTCACACTTGTACCTTGCGTAATTGTTTGGCTAGATCCTGAGTTGTTGTAGATTGAGACAACCATACCCGAAGACATGATTGAGTTGTTTATCGTCACACCACCAGTGGTGATGGAGATTGTTCTGCCGTTGTCCGTTGCCGCAACAATGTAAGCAGAAGTCTGTGAGTTAACAGGCAGAGAGCGAACCAAGCCAAGGCTATCGCTGACATCTCCCGTTGAAGTCAAGGCTGTCGTTGTAATACCGGTTGTTCCGTTGAGTGTGATTGCCATGATGTTTACTCGTAAAGAATGTTGATAGTGCCAGCATCAAAAGTGTCTGTGCCATTGATTGTGGTGATGCGTACTCTATCTAGAGTGCCTGATAGGGATTTAGAACCACTTCCTAATGCTGATGTTCCAGCATCAGACCTACTTATAACACTTTGCATTACAAAAGTATTTGTTGTAATTAAACTTAAAATAGCAGAACCATGCCAAATGCTTGTTGCCGCTGTATCAACACTAGTTAAAAATCCTGTAGAGTTAAGTGTGTTAGATGTGTTAGCTGTCCATCCCGAACCCAAATAATTTGTAGCTTCAACACCACTAGAAGTGCCAAGCCTAATAATAATAGAACTTGTTCCACTTGTACTAACACCGCTAAACATCACAGTAATCCGCTTAACCCATGATGGGATAGAAGTAAAGTCAATGCTCGTACCGCTGGTAGATGCTTGCGCAGTGCCAGATGTAATGATGCTGCCGCCAGCAGGCGCTACAGGCACGTTAGTTGCCACGGTAGACATTGGATACCAAGAGGTATTTGACAGCCGGTAGACGTATGTTGTGGCTTGATTGGCAGGCAATATAGTTGCCGCACTGACAATTGTTTTACCGTTACCTGCCAACGTCAACGCAGTGATTGTCTGAGTCGAGCTAAACGTAACAGTCATTCCATCTACTGGGGCAGCAGGGAAAGTTATTGTGCCGGTAGCTAAAGTACCAGCGGGGTTAATTACCAATACGGTTGTGCCAGCGGCAAATGTGTAGGTAAACGCAGTCGTTAAGACTTGATAGTCGTACTGTTGAATAATTCCGTTTGTACCGTCAGCTTTTAATGTCATGGTTTACACCTTTGGGTATTTAGCTTTGACCGCCAAGCAGTCAGCTATGTATTTATCAATCTGGGCTTGATCGCCTTTGACTACACCATCAAGGTAATCAGTCATTGAGGGATACTCAGCGGCACGTTTTTCTGCGTAGGTTGGTGTGTACACAGGGCGCAGTGCCTCAGCTTCTTCATCCGTGATTTGAACTGAGCCAGCGGGAAGTAGATGAGCAAAAGAATCGTCATCAAGAAAGTGAACTGAGTTGTCGGGAGCTTTGTAGTGCATTTTTAATCCTTAACGAAGTTCTGCCCACATATTGTAGGTATTTATGGAGTACGACCCACCCGGTGGAACAATAAAAGCGTATGTAACATACGTTGCGGTACTCCCCAGCCCTGTAATTATGTTTGTGCCGTTAACAGTAACGACTGGCGTAGAAGTTTGATTAGAAGTTATAAAACACTGAATTGGCTTTCCTGTTGTGTTGTAGTACGTTGTTCCGCCGGAACGGGTTGGTAAACTCCAAGTTTGACCATATCCCAAGCTACTCATTGCATTCAAAGCCTGACCTCCATAACCTTGAATAGTCGATGGTGCAGTAGCCCATGTTCCTGCGGTTGCTTGAGTAGACTCTATGTATCCAATTACACGATACGCTACCGATGTTCTAGCAGTCGTAGAGTAGATTACGTTTGCGCTATCTGCCGCCCCTGCGCCGCCTTCAGCAGTTGTAGTGATAAGGTTTGTTTCATCAAGCTGATTGCCGCCACTAATATTGACAGCCGCCAATTCAATTGTTCCAGCGTTGTTTAGGGCTATAACAACAATCCTAGATGCTGTTGCATTGACCGTTCCTAACGTTGATCCACTTGAGATAACCAAATTAGCAGGAGTACCTGTAACAGTCGTAACAGTACCGCTACTCAAAGTGGTTGAGCGGAAGTCTAACGTCAATGCAGATGCTGTAATAGTTAACGCACTAGATGCAACAGAAGCTGAGATGGGTTGGATTTGGGGGTTAGACACAATGTTGCTGGTCAACGCAATAGTTCCCGTAGCATCAGGTAACGTCAACGTCCGATTCGTAGCTGTGGTTGGCGCAGCGATATTCAGGACACCTGCCCCGCTTGCACTACCTGAGATTTGTACTGAACTCATGGGTTCTCCTTAAACTATTGTCCATACAGATCCGGTAGGAACTGTAACCGTGACGCTTGAATTGATTGTGACTGGGCCAAACGTACCAGCGTTCTTGCCAGATGGAATTGAATAGCTGGTTGTGACGTTCTGACCATTCTGAATAAATATCTGATCGCCACCTGCGCCTGTAGCTCCGTTACCACCACCAGCCACAGTAACAAAATCACTTGTTGATGAATCCCATGCAACCAAGGCTGAGCTTCCAGCCGCAATGCCCACTCCAGTTGAGTATGAACTAGATGTGCCGCCCCGAATATAGACAACACTGCTGTCTGAGCAGTCGTTAATAACCACATACGTCTTACTCTGAGCTGGGGCATATATGTACCGAGTAGTTCCCGGCGCTCCAGTGGCAATTAGAATAGCGTTTCTAGCTTGGTTGGAAACCCCGCCAGCAGTGGTAGTTAAAGTCCAGTCACCTGATGTAACGCTGGCTGTGGCGTATTGGGCAACAGAATCTTCCACCAACTGAGTCAGTGAAGTATTGACCGTTGTACCCCACGTTGAAGTGAGTTCCCCGGTTGCTGGTAGAACCAGCCCTAGTAGTGAGGTATATGAGGATGGCACGTTTAAACTCCTTGTCGCATTCTATTGGTTTATCAAAGAACAATCCAGAGGGAGCCGGTGGGAACAGTCACCGAAACGCCTGAATTTATTGTGATTGGGCCTACGCTAAAAGCATTGTTTCCATCTTTTATGCTTGAACTTGCCGTGACAGTGCTTGCCATTTGCAAATATCCTTGACCACCATCAACCGATCTACCAGCAGGGTAGGAGACAAATACATCTTTTGTGCCTGCGCTAAAGTTAACTGCCGAGCCAGAATTACTGGAAGCAAGGATTGTGTCCCTACTTAGGGTTGTACCTGATGCGGTGTACGTACCAATTCCAACTTCCCACTCAGAGCTTTGCTGTCCAGAAATTGTGTAATACGTTATGTTTGCGTTGCCGATAGCTGCAAAAGATTGATAACCTGTCGATGCTCCAAGAAGCGTCACTGTTCCCGTACCAGTCGTAGTGGTAGTCTCTTTTACACGATCTGCAAGTACTAGAGAAGCCATCTTTTATCCTTACGGCGTTGTATCAATTAATTGCCATGTGGTTGGTTCGTCTGACTGAATCAACGCCCACCCAGCCGTCTGCGTGTCCGTTATATTCTGCCAGTTTGCGGTTTGACTGTCGTCAATCAATTTCCAATAAACAGCAATCACATTACCAACCGCGCCACTTGCCAAAACTCCTGTTAGGAACTGTCCACCATTTGTGCTTGCCACTGACCCAACAGACCCAACACCCGTTAAAGCAAACTCTCTATCTCCCAGTGTCATCGTGCCAACATCACCAGAACTGGACACGCCCGACAAAGCAACTGATATGACTACGCCAACAGTGCCTACAGTACCTACCGCCACATCCCCCGTCTGAGGCCACTGCTCTTGGTAGTCAACAGTTCCGACATTTCCTGACGCTTGTACTCCAGTCAAGGCAACAAGAATTGTTACCCCCGAAAGTGACGAAAACGGCGCTCCAGAAAACGGGGAAATGCCAAACATTTCTTAACGGCTTACGCCGCCCCGCTTAGGTTGTTGACAAGCGCAGCAGCGCAGTTGTCGTTGTGTTTGATGGCATTGTCAGTACAAAAGTCCCTGCGGTGATTGTTTGAGAACCAAAAGTGTGAACACTGATGGCCTTATTGCTTTGAGTTGAGTTGTAGACCAGTACGCAATCAAATGCAGTTGCAAGCGTTACCGATGTGTATGTGATACTTGCTGATGGTGTCCAGTAGGCTACACCAGCAGTGCTTGTTGAGTTGGTAGATGTCGGAGTATTGGCATTTGTTACCGTTACCCCACCCGCTGAATAACCTGCGCCAGACACTTCTCCGGTTGCAGAATATGCAGTAGTTCCAGCATTGATGGTGGCGCTTGCTAAATACAAAGCCGCCTTGACAGTATCTGTTGTTGGGGATGTCAAACTGCCGCGAGACACAATAGTTGAAGTGCCAAGCTGGTGCTGACCCAGCATCAGTTCACTCATGAAAGAAGTACACATTGATTGGGTGTTACTCACTTTAGTTCTCCTTGAGATAAGAAACTGCGCTCAAAAGAAACTTTGGGTTGTCCAAAAACAAACCAAGTCCGGTATTGCAGCGCATACAAAGCAACCCTCGGACATTGCCGCTGTTATGACAATGGTCTATAAAAAACATTTTGGTTCTGCCGCCGGGTTTTTTTGCAGCACAAATTGCGCATTTGCCATCTTGTTTTGTCAGCATAGCATCATACTGCTCAAGTGTGATGCCATACGCCATTTTTAACTTGCTTTTTCGTTCTATTTCAAGAACTCTATCTTTGTTTTTCTCTCTGTAAATTTTGTTGTAAGCGACTCTACATTTTGTACATTGAGAAACCGGTTTACCCGGACGATGTGTTTTGCGCATAGGAAACTCAGACAAGGATTTTTCTTCCTTGCATACAGAGCATTTATGCGTTGTTTTCACATTTTTCCTTTAACCTAAAGCTGCCGCTTCACCATTGGCAAAGACGGGCATTTTCTTCAATGTCACATGCGCAGATCGGTGAACAAGCTCACCATCCAGCCAATACTCTACCCATGTGGTGTATTCGTTGTCGTTGTCAACATTACCTTCCCGCTTCTCAAGCAAGGAATCATCCATGTCGCCTTTGGTTGTTGTGACTATCATTATGCGATCCTTATTATTGCTGAAGTGTTTGAAGGGTCAGGGAATTGCACTGTGAATGTTGTAGACGATGTTTTGTCTGATCCAAAGTCCAATACACAAACTGCTGGGTTACCCGTAGTAGTTTGATAAATCAATGCGCCCCGCGCAGTCAAGGATGATGTCCATACCGCGTTGTTAAACGATATGTAAGCCGTTGTACCTGAGTTGCCTACAGTCGGAACCTGCGCAATTGTGAGAGCAAGACCACCAGCCGTGTACCCTGAAGCCACAACTTCGCCCGTAGACGTATAAGCCGTGGTAGTGGCATCAAGCGTGGCTGCATTAGTGTACAAAGCCATATAGAACGTGCCGGACGTAAAGTTGAACGTCCCGTTCATCATGCCTGTTTTGAATGTGTTGCAAGCCCAGTTGCCAGTAAAAGCCATTACGTCACCGCCTGTCTGTACTGTCCAGACCGGTAGGCATCTTGACGCTCCATACCATCACCCAAACGTTTTGCCAACGCAAGTGCTTCTTTGTATTTGGCATCGTACCCAAGCATAATGTCTGGCTCACCTTTCATGTAGGTGTAAGCCTCAATAATTGATCCGTACAACAGAACAGTGTCAAAGTTATCGCCCAGCCATGTCTGACCTGCTGCATTTATAACTGCCGTGACAGATGCGGAGAATCCTGATCCTGTACCGCCAAGATTTGTATTTGCTGCGCTTATGGTGTTGCCCACGTAATAAGAAGAACCGCCATCTACAATGGTTACAGTTGTTACTGACCCGCCATAAACAACGACAGTGGCTGGGGGGTTTTTTTCCTCCCCCCCCCTCCCCGGGGCAGGGTGGGAAGAGCACCCCA